ATTCGAGATCCAAAAAAAGATTTGGAGCAAGAGAAAAGAGATCAAGCAATAATGGATAAGTTGTATAAAAAATTTTCAGATGATAAATACATTAATAGAAAAACCCAAAGACGTTAAAAAAACCATTACCATTTCATAAGGATATAAAATGGACTACAAATGCAAAGAAGGCATGATTGATAACCGCAAGGTTAATGACAATCACCAGGGCGGTATTGAGCGTGTTAAACAACGCAGAGAAGACCGAAATGACGTTGAAGGTCATCACGGCAAAATGGGTAAAAATATTCCCAGCGAGTCACATTGGAAACGCAATGACGTACTAACCCCAAGAAAAGCATAACATAAGGATATATGATGCCTACGATATATCAGCTTCCAATTCAACAGCCTGCGATGGTAGGCGTGAATCCCAATTTAAAATTTGCCGTTTTTGGTGATAATCTGGCGACAATTACTGCTGCTGGATACCTTAATTCAGTTAATCTTGAGTCTAATCCAATTGCCTCTACCGATGTTTTACAAGTGTTATATAGCTTTAACAATGTCACTAAAGTAGGAACATACGGTATTTTTACTGTAAGTATCAGCAATAGTGGTGTGATTACTTTGGTTGCCTGGGCAAATCCAGGTGATGTATTGCTTCCTGTAGTGTCTGGAAATCTTGCCTCATTTAATGGAACGACTGGTCAAATCCAAGACTCTGGCATTGCCGCAGCAAATGTGATGTTAAAAAATGCGGTCAATACCCTAACTGGCGCAGGCCAAATCATCCTTGCCAAAGTCAATGGCACCGAAGCTGCAAACGCTGTCACAGCTAGTGGTAACGCTGGGGTAATCACAACTTCTTCGTTAACTACTGCTGGCGGTGCTACCTATGTTATTACTTGGACTAATACTTTAATTACAGCAACATCCGTTGTAGGCTTAACAATCCAAGGCGGAACTAACAGTGCTACCAATAACATCACTTTTAAATGCGTTGTCGGTGCTGGTTCCGCTACATTAACTATTTACAACAATACTGCCGCGACAAGCCTAAATGGAACGATATTTATCGGTTACACTGTATTTTAGTCTAATCGATGTATTTTTTTGCATATTTTATAGCATTTTGGTGTATTACAATAGACTCTTTGTAATACCCAAATGCTACATTACATCTAGAGCAAAGAAGTCCTCTAATTTTCATGACTCCATTTTTTTCAGATGCATGGCAATGATCTACACATAAGTTTTTTATTTTTCCATTTCTTTTGGCGGATTCCGGTTGTAGGCATATACCACATACATGATTTTGTTCTTGCAGCAATTTTTGATATTGTTCAATAGTGACTCCAAATCTTCTTTTTCTATTAAGTGCATGTTGTTTTTCAATAGTACGAAGATAGTAAGCTTTTCTCTTTACACTGTTTTCTTCTTTTTTCTCAACAGTACTTTTCTTTTTTGATTTCCTTTGCGTTATTAAATAACATTGATAACATCGTATTTGGGGGAAATTACTACCTTTCCTTTCAGAAATATGAACCTGTTCCTTATTTAAATTTCCATGGATATTACATATTTTTACAATTCCAGAAGGAAGTTCATGTTTTATTTTCAGGGGCTCATCAAATGATTTGAATTTTTCCCATCTATATCGATGTTGTTCACATAATGCCCCTCTTTTTTTAGTAACAAATTTATTGCAATCAATTACTTTACAAATATCGCCAAATGCCATAATAATAAATCAATGAATTAAAACTACAATATACCACAATATCTATACTGCCGCGACCGCTTTAAATGGTACACTGCTTATTGGTTATTCCGTGTTGTAACACCCCTGTTTGGGCTTAATATTTTCTTCTTTTTTGATTAAGCCCAACTTTATTGAACTGGCTTCAAATTATCTTTGAACCATTTATCTACGTTTTCCGCAGTATAATAAACTTTGCCGTTTAGTTTGTGGTATTTCGGACTATTACCATCATAGCGCGCCTTTCTAAACCAATGAATGGATAATCCATAGCGTGCCGAAACCTCTTTTTCTACTAAATATTGAACACCATCCAATAATAACATAATTATCCTTAATTAAGTTCAAAAGTCTATCTAAACATCATATTTCATTCTATTTCATTAGTTAACCTTGTTTACGTCATATTAATTCAGCAAACCTAATATTCATTCATACCGCTATATACGCCTCATTGTTGGTTCCTGTTTTGCCGACTACCCTTAGAGTGTGAAATCGCAAATGGTGCAATGGACTGCAATTCACATACGAGACCCGCGCGTAATGCGGGGATGATTTATTCAGCGTGGCGGCGTAATAGCTCGAGACCTGTTCGATAGGCAGAGGAATTACCGTGGCGGGGAAATAGCTAGAAGGGACTGTTATGGATAATAGTGTTATGGATAACGTGTCTGATACAACTCAGGCTCAGGTACAAGAAACCGCTCAGCAAGCACAAGAGCGACTTTTTAAGCAATCAGAGTTAAATGAGATTGTAGGGCGAGCCAAGCATGATGCTGTTGAAAGCTTTAAAAGGCAACAACAGACTCAATATGCGCAACAAGCACCGCAGTCAAATCAAACTCAAAGCTCTAAATCATTGTCGGAAGATGATGTTAAGCGGTTGACTAGCGAAGAGTTAGCACGCCAACGCGATCAATGGACTCGTGAAGCCCAAGAGAAAGCGGACGCAGATATAGCCCAACGCATAGTAAACAGCTACAAAGAGAAAATTGCTCCTGGGAAAGAGAAGTATGAGGATTTCGAAGCCGTCACTAATAATGTCGATATGCGATATTATCCAAATGTCGTTCAGCTTTTAGCCGAGTACGTGGATAATTCACATGATGTTATTTATGAACTAGCAAAGAATAGAACAAAACTATATCAGCTAGAGTCAACGTGCGGTCACAACCCTCAAGATGCCATTTATGAGATTAAGCGTTTGTCAGATTCAATCAAAGCAAACGAATCAAGCTCACAGATGAAACATGCCAATAGCCCTTTATCTCAACAAAGACCTTCTAACACCGGAACGGATTCAGGTGGTACTCTGTCTATGAAAGATTTAAAGAGAAAATATAAGGCATAGATACGGTATTACGCTCTGAGTCCTAACTTAATGGATAAAGTTAGGAGTTACTAACATGGCTGTTTTCCCGAATAACATTTTACAAACCGTCCAAACCTATCAAAGGTCAGGACTTGCTCTATTACAGAACTTATGTTGCCATATTAGCACAGCTAATACAAAATTTAAGGACTTTGACAAAATTCAGGCCAACTTAGGCTCAACGGTTACTTTTGATTTACCACCTCGTGCGACTACTGTTGCCGGACTTGTTGCGTCATTTCAACCAGCCGTTCAACGGGTTCAACAATTGGTGTGTGACCAAGCAAACAACAGTTCATTCGCTGTTACTTCCCAACAACGTATCTTCAACTTGGAAAAAGGTGAAGAAGATTATATGCGCGTGTTTGGTAAGTCATTCATTGCAGAACTTGCTACTCAAGTTGAAGGCAACGTTGCTCTTAACTGGGCTTCTGCGGTTCAAAGCCAACTAGACAGCACTCTTAACACGTTTTCAGGGCCATATCGTTACTTCGGTAATGGTTCTACAGCATTGACCTCTTATCAGCAATTAGCTCAAGCCATTATGTTCTTCAAAAACTACGGCTCTGTAGCAGAAGGTATCAAAGTGTATCTACCTGATACTGTCGTCCCTGCTGTTGTGGGTAATGGTCTAAACCAATTCGTTCCTCATCGTAACGATGAAATCGCGATGTCTTGGGAAATTGGGGATTTCGGTACTCCATTAGTAAGCTACTACCAGTCAAACTTAATGCCTATTCACGTATCTGGTGACACTGGTGTTAATCAACAAACATTGACTGTTGTGAGCGTTAATGACCCAACAGGTCAAAATGTTACACAAATCACTGTAAGTGGTGCGACTGCTAGTGATGCCAATGCCGTATTCTCTGGAGACTTATTCAGCTTCCAAGACGGGGTTTCTGGTCAACCTAACATGCGTTACCTAACCTTCATTGGTCACTTCCCAAGTGCTAACCAAGTTCAATTCCGTGCGACTGCTAATGCTGCTGCCAATGCTTCTGGTGTTGTGACCATTAACATTACTCCAGCATTGAACTGGGCTGGTGGACAAAACCAAAACCTAAACAATCCAATTGCTGCCGGAATGCAAATCCTTGGCGTTCAGTCTCATCGATGCGGCGGTATTTTGGGTGGTGATGCGTTCTACTTGGCAATGCCTCAGTTACCAGAACAAAGTCCTTACGACACTGCAAATGAGTATGACGATGACACTGGTGTGTCTATGCGTTTGACCTACGGTTCTTTATTTGGTCAAAACGAGACAGGCATGATTTATGACGAAACACATGGCTCAGTAATCGTTCCTGAATACTCCATGCGCTACGTCATTCCATTGTCTCAAGGTTAATTGTTGGTGAGGGTTTTTGCCCTCACCCCACTCATTTCAAGAGGATAAGAAAATGCCTATTGCTCAAATTCAAAATGAAGCCATATATGCGTTACCGCATTTATACGTTCAAGGACTAAGTATTTCTCCAGCTTCTACCACGCTACTTGCTGTGTCTCCTGGAGCTGCAAGAGATTCTACTAACAGCATTGATATGGTAGTTGGCTTACAAAACTACTTTGGTATCGATAATCCAGCATTACAATTCCAAAATTACCAGGCAGGTTTGTTAATAAATTCTGCTGTTAACGGTGTAAATGGTCTTGATACTGGAACAATTGCTGCTAGTACTCAATACGCTATTTATTTGATTGGTGATTCTCGCAATTATCAAACAACAGCAGCGGTTTTAAGTTTAACCAGTAATCCTGCTCCTACTTTACCACAAGGATATGATTCATATCGTTTGATTGGTTTCATTGAAACTGATGGTTCCTCTCACTTCGTATATGCAACTCATAAACCCCAGAATATTGGTGGATTGTTACAGTACTTCAACTCTCCTGCAATTTCTGTTCTGTCTGGAGGTAATGCGACTACTTTCACCGCAATGGATTTGACCACTAATAGTGCAATACCTACGACTACATTGCCTAACGTAATCGTTAATCTGTTTGTGACCTTCACTCCTGCGGCTGCTGGTGATGTGGTTCAATTTAGACCAACTGGTTCTAGTGCTACTGGAAATCTACCAACAATTACCGGTGTTGCTGCTGGCGTTGCTCAGACTCAATATATCCAAGTTATTGCAGGTGTTGGCTCTTCTAAACCAGAAATTGACTACTTAGTTACTTCTAGTTCGGATGCCGTTAGCGTTTCTGTTGCTGCTTGGGCTGGTGTATCTAATAGCGCATATCCAGCACTTGTTTAATAACTTAAGGAGTGAGTTGTTATGCCATATACTGCGCAGGAATTAATAACTCGCTCCTGGTTTTTATCGGGTATTGTTGCAAGAAACTTACAAGTCCCTACAGGCGATCAAATCTATGATGGCCTTCAGATGCTTAATGATTTGCTCAATTTCAAACAAATTGAGACCGATTTAATTCCTTATTGGACTTACATCGAATTACCTCTTGTGGCCAACCAAGAGTACTATTTTCTCCCTTACGTAGCAGCGATTGAGTCGGCCACCTTTAATATTGATGTTGTACGTTATCCGATGGACTATGTTAGTCGGCGTAACTATTACGGCTCATCACGGGTTGATAATATTTCAACTCTACCCTTTAGCTGGAACTATAACCGCGCTGTTGGTGGTGGCAATATGGCGTTGTACTTCAAGCCTGAATCAGATTACCCCATGAAAATGATGGTAAAACTATTTCTGGTTGACGTAACACTACAGACCGACTTGACCAATATTTCTGAAATTGTTCCTTATACCTTCATTAACAGTGCGAATCAAGGATTAGATACTGCCTACATTGAGTATTTAAGGTACGCATTGGCGCAATATATGTGCTCAGAATATGGGGTATTGTTCAATCCAGAATCAGAAAAAATTCTAACGAGTTACAAACGTAAATTAATGTACGAAAGCCCTCCAGACCTATCCAGTATTAAGACAAGTATCTTAACTGAGTGCCAAGGTTTGAATTGGGGTGATATTAATATAGGTAAGGGTTGGAGACCTTCATAGGAGGCATCTATGGGCGACAGACCCAATTTAATTGACCATGAAATACGATTAAGAGAGATAGAAAAAACCCTTGATGATATCGGGAAAAAAGAAAAAGCACATCAAGACACATTGAAAGGGCAGTTTACATGGATAATTGGCACGGCAATCACATCCCTTGGAGGACTGATACTTCATGCCGTTAAGCTAATTTAAGGATGATTAATGGTTGCTCGCGGGCAGAATTTCAAACAATTACCAGTCAATATAGTAGGCTCAAGCATCTTTGGTCGTTATCCAAAGATTAGCATTGAAAAGACTTACAATATGTTTATGTCTGATAATTTCATGGTTCCTTATTCTGGCTATTCGATTGGAATTACAGCGACTAACTTCATTAATTCCATTGAAGGGCGCGCCATATTTACGAGCACGAAATTCGATGACTTGGTTGTGGTTGAGGGAAATAGTGTTTTTTTGGTAAACATTACCTATTCCCAAGCTCAAGAAAAAGTAATATTTTTCCAGGTCTTCAAGATTGGTACTTTGCAAACACAAACAGGCGTTGTGTATATTGCTGAAAACAACAGACCTCAAATTGGGATTTCAGATGGTACAGCATTTTATGTCTATGACCCAAACCCTCCTATGGGTCATACGACTTTTGAAGCAGTCCCGTTAAATTTCACACCAGGGTATTTAACATT